ACCAATTTCCTACAAATGAAATTGACAAAAGGGGGGTCTTAATTTAAGATTCCTCCATGAACCAAAAACCACCTGAACTTCATCTAATAGATGGCACAAAACCCAAAGGTAGGGAAATGCCAACCATGATTCCATCAAATATTAAAAAAAGAATTCCTCAAGCAGAATGGTTAGAGAATCCTGAAAACTGGAACAGACAGAATTTTATTAATGAAACTTCAGATTTTTTGTATTCAGTTTATGGAATTGGTAGTGACCAGGACAAACACACTTTAGCAATACTGGCAGACCATATTGAAACTTATGTAGAATGTAGCAAAGACATTAAGGCACATGGAGTTGTTGCTACTTTTAACAATGGACAAACAGTTGGTCCAAGTCCTTACATAAGTATTAGAAACAAAACTACAACTCTAATAATACAATTGATGAATGAATTAGGTCTTACACCTAGAAGTAGATTAACTTCAAATAAGGTTGAAGATGATTCATCATTTGCAAAATTATTAAAAGGACCTAGAGGTTAATGAATTGGGAAATTGGCATCCAATATGCTAAAGATGTTGCTAAAGGTCAAATTAATGTATGCAAAGATGTCAAACTTGCGTGTCAAAGATTTCTTAATCAATATGAAAATCAAGAATGGGAATGGGTATTTGATGAAGTATATCCACAACATTTATTAGACATAGCAACGCATTTTAAACATACCAAAGGTCCGCAAGCAGGTGATCCAGTTGTATTAGAACCATTTCAAATATTTTTTATTTGTGCGGTCTATGGGTTTCGATCTAAAAAAAATCGTGACAAAAGGATGGTTACTGATGTCATATTATTTATTCCAAGAAAAGCAGGGAAATCAACTTTAACTGCAATTATTGCTTTGTATGAATTGGCATTTGGTGAAGTGGGTGCAGAAGTATTTACTTTGGCAACCAATAGAGAACAAGCAACTATTGTTTTTGATGCTTCTAGGGGATTTATTGAAGCAATGCCAAATGAGTTGTCAAATTTATATACAGTTAGTAAATATCACATTGGTAAAAAAGGTGATAGTCAGTCAATGTTTAAAGCATTGTCTAGGGATACTAAAAAAACAGGTGATGGTAAAAATCCATCTTGTGTAATTGTGGATGAATCTGCTCAGATTGTAGATAGGAATTCCATAGAAGTATTACATTCAGGAATGGTTGCAAGACAGAACCCATTGCGGATATATATTACAACTGCATCCTTTACTAAAGATACAAAATTTTATGAAGATTTTTCTATGTATCAATCTATGCTTAATGGGGAAGCAAGTGACAATCCTAGATGGTTTGGTTTGCTTTATGGATTAGATACTGCAGATGATTGGAAAGACCCATTAACATGGGCTAAAGCAAATCCTATGCATGGTATTAGTGTATTTGAAGAAGCAATAGCACAAAGAGCAGAAGAAGCAAAACACAAACCTGCAGTATTAAATGAATTTTTATGTAAAACCCTTAATATATTTGTAAGTGCTAATTCTGCATGGTTGGATAGATCGCATTGGGATGATCCACAATGTATTTATACAGAACCTAGAAAAGACCCTGAAGCAGTATTTATTGGATTTGATTTGGCATCTACTAGGGACTTAAATGCGGTATGTACTTTAAAAAGATTTGATGAATTTGATTATGAAGCAGAATGGCAATTTTTTTTACCCGAAGCAGGTTATCAACTAATACCAAAGCATTATCAAGATATTTTTAGAGTTGCTATTCAGTCAGGCATTTTAAAATTGACTGAAGGTAATGTAATGGATGATAGGGAAATATCTGATTACATTAAGGGTCAATGTCAAAAATATAGCAATGTTATGGAAGTTGGATATGATGCCTACAACTCAGCAAGTTTAGTTGCTAGGTTGCATGAAGCAGGAATACCAGTTAAAAAAGTTGGTCAAAGTATGGCCGTTTTAAATAACCCATCAAAATTTATAGAAAAGTTAATTTTTAATAAACAGATTAAACATGATGGAAACCCATTTTTGGGGTGGCAATTAGGCAACTGTGAATGTTATGAAGATATTAACGGTAATATTAAAGTGAGAAAAAATGAAGCAGATAAATCAGCAAAGGTTGATGGAATTATTGCGTTGATTATTGCTTCTCATTGCAGTTTAGATAATCCTTATGTATCAAATTCTTTTGGTTTCCGTACATTTTAATGATAAAATAATTAAAAAATGGGGGTAATTCATGGGAATATTAGACATTTTCAGTAAGAAAAAACCTGAAATCAAAGAGAATAATACTCTTTTTGGACAAACACAACTTGGTAACCAGATTGTTAGACAACAACAAGATGGTCAAGTTGGTGCTAATTTTCAACTATTATATGTAACTACCTCAAGTACAACTAATGCAGGTCGCATTGTTGATATGTCCGTACTTAGTCGTAATAGTACGGTTATGTCATGTGTAGGTGTTATTGCTAGAGCATTATCTCAATGTCATATAGACATTATGTACAAAACTGATGATGGAATATTTGAAAATATTCTTAAAACAGATAAAGCAGGAACTAGAGATAAAAACAAAGCAAGACAAGTATTGAATCTTTTGACAGAACCAAATAATTTCCAAAACCAATATGAATTTTGGTATCAATGGTGTATGTGGTATTTAATGTCAGGTGAAGTATTTACTTTGCTATACCGTAATAATCAAGATGATGCTTTGCAAACCCCTATTGAGATGTATAACCTTGATAGCACCTTGATTACGGTTCAAATGACTACTACTAGATACCCAACATATAGATTATCTACACCTAGTTATGGATTTAACAGAGATGAACCTTTAGCATCCCATCAAGTAATACATATTATAGAACAGGCATGGCAGGGTAGTGCAGGTTTTAACAAAGGTATTCTGGCAACTGAACTTGTGGCTCTTGATACTGATATTGACCTATATGCAAACTATGTAATGCAGAATGGTGCAAAACCTTCAGGTATGTTTGTTAGCGATCAAGTAATTCCTGATGCTAAATACAAAGAAATTAAGGGTAGATTGGCAGAAGCATGGGCAAGTATGACAGGAAGCAAACCTACAGATCAATCTAAACCTGGTCAGGGTATGTTGTTAGATAATGGTATGAAATATGAACCTTTAAAAATGCTAACTATGCAAGATACCGATACTGCAAAGTTAAAAGAACAAACTACAAACCGTATTTGTGCATTATTTGGTGTACCTCCGCAAATGTTAGGTTTAGCCGTAGGTAAATATAATAATACTCAAACATTATTGGATGAATTTTATAAAACAACAATGTATCCAATGATTATTAATATTGAACAAAAATTTAAAATGCAATTATTAAAAGGTTATCCAAATTTATCTATTAGATTTGATACAAAAGACTTTTTAAAAGGTGCATCATTAGATCAAATGAATTTTGTAAATGCAGGGGTTGCAGGTGGATTTATGACCCCTAATGAAGCAAGAGAATATTTAAATATCCCAAAAGTTGATGGTGGAGATAATATATTGGCAGTTAATACATCTGCATTAAATTCAACTGATGTACCAGTTGGTGCTAAAACTGCAAAAATAATACCTGGCACAAGTCCACAAGATACTGGTGGTGGTGGTGGTAATCAAAAAAGCAGAATGAATATTGGTAAATGAAAAATATATTACAAAAATTATCTTCACAAGTTAAAAGGGTTAATGTTAAACTACCTAAAATAAATGAAGAATCCCCAAAAATACAAGATAATAATATTGCTATTAACAATGGGGTAATATATGAAGAATCTGATTCTAGTTTGCGAAGCAAAACTAAGCCTAGAAAAATCTAGTAAGGAATCTGCACCAACTGGCAAAATGTCCGCAAGAGTAACAACTTGGGGTGCTAGAGAAGGTGCTGATGGTCGCAAATTCAATTACCAACCTGAAGGTTTTATGGATTGGGCAAAAGAATTTAAAAAAGAAGGTAATCCATTACCAATGTTTTTAAATCACAATGACATGGGTATGCCTGTAGGTGAATGGACAGAATTTAATTTTGATAAAACTGGTATGACTGCTGAAGGTCGTTTATTTATGAATACTTCTGCAGGTTCAGATTTATATGAAGTATTAAAAGCAAGTCCAAATCTATTTGGTGGTGTATCTGTTGGTGCTTATGCTGATGAAGCAAGAATGGTTGATGCTGAAGGCAATCCATTTGCTGATGATGATACAGATGATGACAATGATGATGACTATGAAGGTTATTTTCAAATTACTAAAGGTGGTTTAAAAGAGGTATCAGTTGTTATGTACCCTAATAACCCAAATGCAGAAATTCAAGCATTAGAATATTTTACAAAGGATGGTAATTCCAATCCTAGACAGATTGAGAAAACCCTAAGAGAATTAGGATTATCTCGAAAAGATGCGACTACCGCATCTTCATTCTTCAAAAAAATATTGGAAGTGCGTGATGCAAAACCAACAATTATTGAAGAAGTACCTAAGCAGAGTGAATCTGATGCGGTAGTAACTGAAGCCGATTCAATTCTTGTAGCACTAGAGCAAAGAGAATTGTTGAAAGCATTATCCAACAGACTTAAATAAAGGAAATTATTATGTCAGTAGAAAAAATCTTAGAGAAAGTAGATGCAATCGAAGCATCAAATCTTTCTAAAATCGAAGAAGTAAAACAGGAAGCAGTTGCTCAAGTTGAAGCCGTTAAAACAGAAATGATGGAAAAAGTTGTTGCTTTAGAAACCAAAATTTCTGAATTAGGTAAAGCACCTGCAATTATTACTCAATCTAAAAATATCAAACATGATGTAAACAGAAAAGTTAAAGAGCAATTATCTAAATTTGTCAAAAAAGGTGGAAAACTTGAAAAAGAGTTTGAAATGTTTGCTGATGAAAATGAATATCAAGCATATTTAACTGAATCCTCACAAATTGGTAATCCTGCAGGATATGGTGGCGGTTACAATGTGGGTGGTCGTACTGCTTATGATCCAGTATTCCATAAGTTGCGTTTAATGAATCCTTTGCGTGGTGTTAGCCGTAATGTAACTACTGATGGTTCTGTATATCAATTCAGAGCAAAAACAGGTAATGCAGGTGCTACATGGGGTTATCAAATCCAAAATAACGGTGGTCCAACAACTGAAAACACAAGTATTTGGCAATTAGTTTTGCAAGATATTAATGTCCAGTTCCCAATCCGTACTGCATCTTTGGATGATATTGATGGTCTTGAATCTAATGTTGTTGATGATATGTTGCTAGAATTTAGTCAGCAAGAAGGTCTATCAATGATTCAAAACAATGACCAAATTGCACAAGATACAAATTATCCTTCTACAACTCCTTATGGTGGTTCTGCAGGTTTGCGTGGTTTGGATCAATATGGTGGTGCTAATGTAACTTACACAGGTGGAACAATTTCTACTGCTTCATTTGGTTCAAGTGGAACTGCTTCTTCTAATGGTTTGCATAACATTGCTACTTACGATCAATTAACATCTAATACCAATACTGTAAGTGGTAATAATGTAAAGTTTGATGACATTATTAACTTTTTACATTTTCTACCTCAAGAATATTGGACACCTGATGCAAAGATTATTATTAATCCATTTTTCTTGGCTCAGATTCGTGGTCTAGTAGATAACAATGGAACACCAATCTTTGAAAGAATGTCACCTTTGATTACTGAAGGTATTGTTGGTCAAATTGCAGGATTTGATGTTATTGTGAATAAGTATGTAGATAATCCTTATCAAACCACAACTGGTTCTGCAGGTACAAACAGTTTATATCCAATGTATTTTGGTCAATGGAGTCGTTTCCATACTATTGTGGATCGTTTAAATATGGTTCTGCGTAGATATGATCAAACTTTACCTGGCTTTATTACTTTTTACGGTGAAAAGCGTTTGGCAACTTCTGTTGTTGATCCATTCTCTGCTATCCGTTATCGTTCTACTGGTACTGCAACCTAATAGGCAGGGGGGAGAAATCTCCCCTCCTTTTTATTTATTTAGGAAAAATTATGGCAACTAATTATCTACAAGAGCAAATGCAAAAAGCCTTTAAAAAAGGTCATGCTGAAATTAACCTAAAAGAAGCATCTTCTTTAACTGGTTCAGGTTCAGGTATTGGTGGTCGTACAATTTATGATGATGCTTTTTTTGCATTGCGACTTAATAACCCAATTCGTACTGCAGGTGCTAGGGTAATTACAACCATTGGCTCAGATGAAGCATTTGTTGCTAAAACTGGCAATGTTACTAATATTCAAAATGGAAATAATCCCTGGGGTTATTATCCAATTAATACAGATAATGCTACACCAGGTTTGAATACTTGCTATTGGCAAATGCCATTACAAACCGTACAAGCATCAGTACCTATTCGTATTGCTTTTATGGATGATGTTAATGCAATTCAACAAGCAATTATGGGTGATCTAATGCTTGAATTTGCACAACAAGAAGCCTTATCAATGATGTTTAATAATGACCAATCAGGTTCAACAACAACAAATTATGGTGCTACTTCAGGTTTAAGAGGTCTTAATAGTTATGCAGGTTCTACAACTTCTGCATCTTTTGGAACAACTGGTAATGCAATTACAAATGGATTACATACTATTAAGCAAGTAGTTCAGGCAGGTGCAAGTATTGCGTATAATGATGTCGCAAGTGTTGTAAGTGCTTTACCTCCTCAATATTGGACTGATCCATCTGTATGTTGGATGATGCATCCAACAACAATTTTGCAATTAAGAGAATTAACAAGTTCAACTGGACAACCATTATTTGTAGAAGTTGGTGATGATGATGGAGGTGCAGTTGCTCATGTATTTGGTTTTAGAGTTTGTGCAAATTCTTATATGGATACAGTCGGATCAGGTAAGTTTCCTATTTATTTAGGTGCTTGGGATAGGTTTGTTACCATTGCTGATAATGAATTAATGACAATTCAGACTTTAGAACAAACAAATCCAGGCTTTATTACTATCTATGCAGAAAAGCGTGTGGTAAGTACCGTATTAGACCCATTTGCAGGTGTAAGATTAACCTATTAAGGTGATATATGCCATTAGATAGTTACACAACTGGACCGTATTTAGGAACTTCAAGAAATCCGTACAGTTATGAAAAAATAGAACAGATTGATAGAGATATTCAAACTGAATGGCTTACTCTTGAACAAATAACCGACCAATTAAATTTATTTGGTGATACATCACAAGATGCTTATTTATTAAATCTTGAATTGGCTACTAGAATGGCTATTGAAGATTTTTTAGGTATGACAATTTTTTATACTAAATGGAAAGTGTATTACGGCTCTTATGTTGGTATGACTGGTACACAAGT